CATTATTGACAAATCATATAACATCCTTTATATGTATGTCAATAGAAAGAAGAAAATAAAATGAACTATAAATTTAAAACCAAGCCATATGCACATCAATTAACTGCATTGGAAAAATCTTGGAACAAAGAAAACTACGCATACTTTATGGAGATGGGTACAGGTAAAACAAAAGTGTTAATTGATAATCTTGCTATGTTGTATGACAAAGGCAAAGTAGATGGCGCTTTAATAATTGCACCTAAAGGTGTTGTTAAAACTTGGTATGAACAAGAACTACCTACACATTTACCAAATCATATAGAAAATGTAACTGTGTTGTGGCAATCAAATATTACAAAAACACAACAAGAAAAATTAGAAACATTATTTGAAATAGAAACTGCATTACATATTTTAGTTATGAATGTAGAAGCTTTGTCTACAGAAAAAGGTGTGAAGTTTGCAAGTAAATTTATTAATTCACATAAATGTATGATGGCTATTGATGAGTCTACTACAATTAAAACACCTACAGCTCAACGTACAAAAAATATTATTGGTCTTGGTAAACATGCTAAATACAAAAGAATAATGACTGGTTCTCCTATTACAAAAAATCCATTAGATTTGTATACGCAGTGTGAGTTTCTTGATCCGTGGTTGTTAGACTTTGCTTCTTACTATGCGTTTCGTAATAGATATGCAGAAATGAAAACCATGCACATTAGAGGACGATCTATACAAGTTGTAGATCGATTTCAAAACTTAGCTGAGTTATCAGAAAAGGTAAAAGACTTTTCATACAGAGTATTGAAAGAAGATTGCTTAGATCTACCACCAAAAAATTTTATTAAACGTCACATTACACTGACACCAGAGCAACAAAAAGTTTATAAACAAATGAAAGACAGTGCTCTTGCCATATTAAATGGTAAAGTATCTACAACTATGACTGTGCTCACACAGTTAATGCGTTTACATCAAATTACTTGTGGTCACTTTACTGCTGACGATGGTTCTGAACAAGAAGTTAAAAGTAATAGAATGAACGAGTTAATGTCTATTCTTGAAGAGACAGAAGGCAAAGCAATCATATGGGCTAACTATCAAAAAGATATAAAAGGAATTATCGAAGAGATAACTAAAAAATATGGTCCGGGATCCGTGGTTGATTATTATGGATTAACGCCTCAAGAAGATAGACAAGACCATATCCGTAAGTTTCAAAACAATTCTAAGTGTAGATTTTTAATTGGTACACCACAAACAGGTGGGTACGGTATTACACTTACACAGGCCAATACTGTAATTTATTATTCTAATGGTTACGACCTAGAAAAGAGATTGCAATCAGAAGACAGAGCACACCGAATAGGACAAAAAAAGACAGTGACCTACATCGATCTGATTTGCGAGGATACCGTCGACGAGAAGATTGTGAAGGCTTTAAGAGATAAAATAAATATTGCATCTGAAGTCATGGGTGAAGAGTTAAGAGACTGGATTTAGAATAAATCTTTAGCTTTTCCAATCACAGGTTTATATTTAGTCTTACCTTCAGATTTAAATGCGTGTAAGAATTGTTTTCTTGGTTGATCTGAAACATAACTACAGTGTATCCATCCGCTATTAGGTTCGCTCGGATCGTAGAATTCTAATATCAATTGATCAAATTCTAGGTTGTCATAAATCCAGTCAGCCAGTTCAGCATTGTCTGTGCCCATACATTCGAAATCCGCTGCCTCTGCTTTTGCATGTTGGCTATTGACTGAGCTGCCGATTTTAACACACAACGATTCGCTACGAAATCCGCTAGTAACCTTGACCCTGCCGAAGTGATCACGCACTGGCTGTAGAATATTCTCACATAATAATTTTAATTTTTCTATCTGCCCTGAGTTTGGATTGTTATTGATATCCAACCTAATTGCAGTGTCAGATTTAATTAATTCTTGAAGGGTAAAGTTACGACTTAGATTCATTGTATCATGTTCATGATCAAGGCAAGTATTATAGCTCCGCCTCCACCCATGATCATTCTCTCCATCCTTGTTACACGTTCTTTGATTTCTTTTATTTGTTCAAAGGTTTGCTTTTGCATTATTCTGCAAAGCTTTTCGTGATCTTCAATTTTTTGTAGCGCTGATTTTTTCGCCATTATGTTGTTCTCCTTAACCTCTCTCGGATAATCTGTTCTTCCGGTGATAATAACGCAGTCTCCACACGTGTCAAGTTGGTATTTGGATTCACGTTTTGTACTACAGGAGTAGCATTTACTACGGGTTGTGGTGTGTTTGGTAATGGTGGTGTTTGTATATCACCAAATGAATAATCATTTAAGTCAATATCAAATGTATCAGCTAAATTTAAAAACTTCATTTGTTTTCTCATTGCTCTTAGTGTTGGTCTTACTGCAATAAATGGATTAGCTGTTCCTAAGTTTTTTGATATCTCTTTAAATCTATCTTGTATTTCATCTGATGGAAAGTATGGTTCGTATTTACCACGTCTTAAATCATTAAAAGTTTGTGTTGATAATTGTCTATCAGCAAATTCTTTTCGTAAAGAACTTGCTGATGTTCCTAATGTTTGTGCAGCATCTATGTCTTTGAACATATCTTTCATGACATTAAATCTTGCTTTGTTTGATTCATAGTATCTTGAAATAATATCATCAGGATCAATAGGTCCACCTCTTAATAATCCAAAGAAACCACCTGTAAATTCTCTTCGTGCATTTCTAATACCTCTTTGATACTCTGCAATTTTAAATCCCATTGCATCTAAAGGTTCTACTTTAATTGGTCTAAAGCCTGCAAACCCTGCAATCTGATCGTTAAGTTCTAAAATTTTTCCGGACTTCGTAGGTTTTTCTAAAGCTGCTTGACCTAATCTTATGTATTGTTTGTAAGATGGTAATAGTGCTTCCATCAAATGTCTAAACTTAATATACATTCTATCACCAATTGCTGTTTGGTCCGTGTATAAAATTCTACCTTCTCTAGTTCTACCGCCTCTACCTGGTAATAATGGATATAAATCTATATCTGCTGCAGCTTCTGTCCAAATAGACTCGTCAATAAATGGTGCAGCTATCTCTGTCATAGCTTCTTCTACACCGTTGACAAATCCTTTTAAAATTGTGTCACCATCTTTTGTAGATGCCATTATCTCATTAGCCATGGTTCTAAATGGTCTACCAATTAAATCGTATGCATTACTGTGACTAAAGTCTACGTATTTTAACTCACCTGTTTTTTCATCTCTTATAGGAATTAGTGTAGAGTTTCTTGACCAGTCAGGTACAAATCTACGTAAAGCTTGTATTTCATCTTCTGTAACATTGTATAAAGCTTTAGCTCCTTCAACAAACATCGTAGGCACAGCAGTTAAAGTAAATGCCATACCTGTTGCTCTTGTTACACCAATTCTATACATTGGGTTATTGTTTTTAACAAAACCTTTCCCTTCTATAAAAACTACAGGAGCTATGTCACTTCCTCTAATTATTTCTCCTGGATTTTTTATATGTCTCATTTCTTTCATTGCTTGCCCACCAATGTTTGTAGTTGTTCTAATCATTTCAGATGGGAATGACATGAAGTTACCAACAGGTAATACTCTTGCTGTTCTTACTACGTCTCCAACAAAATTATAATTTGGAACTGTGTTTTTAACTATGTCTGCTGTTTCTTTTTTTAATTCGTCAAGAGGTATATTTATTTTTGCTTTTGCATAAGCATCTTGTCTTCTTTGTAATTCTACAAAATAATTTGTAATTTTCCAAAAGTCATCTTCTGCTACATACTTGCCTTGTAAATACTCGGGTATTTTTTTAAGTTTAGACAACATTGGATTAACAACTTTATCTAAATCTAATATGCTATCACCAAAATTTACATCTCTTAATAAATTTTTTAAGTCTCCTATTTGTGTTTGTGAATTTACAACACCAAGTTCTAATAGTTCTCTATATGCTTTTTCAAACTCTTCTGATTTAAATCTAGTGTCTCTTAAATTACCCACACCAGATATCTGCCAACCTTTTCTAAAAGCATTACCTAATAATTTAGGATCTTTAAAACCTTCAAATAATATACCGTTAGCTGCAGCAAATGCACCCGCACTAATTATGTTACGTAAGTGAGTTGGTATTGATAAAACTGTTTTTGCTAATTGTGCAGTTGCTTTTGGAAACAATAATAAATTTCTATATAAAAAAGACGCTCCTTTTTCTGCTGCTGTTGCACCTTTTCTACCTCTTACTGCTGCTGTAAAATATCCTTCTGTAAGTCCATTTGCTTTTGCTAAACCTTCAGCTATGTCTTCCGTAGTATATTTTGCACCAAGAGGATTACTTATTCTACCAGCTCTAAAATCTGAAAGTCCTGATAATTTATCATCTAGTTTTACTATCTTTACTACATTATTGGTTGCAGCTTTTGCCTCCTCAATTGAATTCCAAAACGAACCTCTACCACCGGCTGCTTGTATTTTAGCGTTAGTATCAAACATTTCTTTATAAAAAGCACTAGTTCTAGCTAATCCGGATAGTTCTGTTATTGCATTAAATATAGAATATCTAGGATCTGTAAACTCACCTAATAATTTTTTTATAACTTCTGGTGGTGCACCTGTTTTTTCTATGATTTCATTTACAAATTTACCACCTGGTAAATCTTCTAAGGTTTTTCCAACATAGTTTGGGTCCGCTAATTTTTTCTTTGACTTACCAACTTTAACACCGTCTTCAAGTATTCTATCAACAATTGCTTTTGCATCTTCATAATATTTTAATCCGTTTGGATCAAACGTTGCATCTTTATTTGTTTCAGATATTTGTCTTCTAAAAAATTGTATAGCAGCTTGCATGTTTTCATCAGTAGGTTTGTATCTACCAATTACACCTAGTATAGGTTTAGTTTCAAATATTTTGTATGTGTTTGATACTAAACCTTTTATTCTATCTTGCAGTATGTCTTTTAATTCTTTTGGATTATATTTACCTGTAGACTCAATTAAATTACCCATTGTAACTCTTGCATCGTCTATTGTTTTGGTAAGTTCTGTAACAACACTTTCGCTTACATTTTTGTCTTTTAATGATTTAACAAACGCATCTAATTTTTTAGGGTCTGATATTTTAGTTAAATCTCCATCTAACATTAAGTCACTTATCTGTTTATAAAATTCTTCTTTTTCTTTATTAGTTAAAGATCTATCTAATGCATCTTGCATTTGCGGAAATGCTCTTGACATACTTTTATCTAATTTTTTAACAAGTTCAGTTGCTGCGTTTAAGTCTGCAGCTCTAAAACCTTCCATATCTTTTTGTGATTTAAATATAGCCCTGGTCAGTGGTCCTTCAGGCGTGAACGCTTCTGCAACTTTATTAAAAAATCTATCTATTCTTGAGTTACTATATGCAAGGTCTTTACCCTTTGTTGCAATTGCTTTTGCTCCTTTACCTATACCAGCTGCAAAAGGTGTAACTAATAATGCTTCACTACCAAACTTAACTCTGTTCATAAGTTTTCTAATAGCATCTTGTCTACCACCTTCCATAGCAAACACATCTAATTGAGTAGGACCTCTATCAAACATATCACCAAAGCTACCTATCTCTTCGACATCAGCTACAAACGCTTCTCCTGCTGCACCACCTACAGCTGCAACTGCAAATCGTGGAACCTTAGATGCTTCGTTTAGTTTATCTGCTATTTGTTTTTGTTTTGCTAAATTTTTAGAACCAGAACTAACAAGAGTACCTGCTTTTTTTGCATCAAAATATTTTTTTGCAAGTTTTTGACCTAGCTTAAATCCTGCACCACCTGGTACACCTATTTGTACTAAAGCTTGCGTAAGTTTACCTATACCATTTTGTTCTGCTATTTCTTCTAGTGGATTTAATTTGTCAAAAAATATTTCTACCTGTGCAGCTGTGTTTGTATCTAAACCTAGATCAACTAATTCTGCACCTAGTGAGAAAGCCCCTTCAACAACTTTGATACCACCAGATACTATACCTGCTAGTCCAGAGGTATACCATGATGCCTCGTTATTTTGTTCAGCTGGAATTAATGGTTGTAGAGCCATTTAGTGTCCTACGATCCTTGTATGTCTTCTATATTAGGTGAGAAAGGATCCACTGGTTCTATTTTTTTCTGCTCTGTTTCTACTTTTGGAGTTGTAATTGTAATTTCACCAATTGTTTTAAATTCATCAAAGTAAACTTCACCATCTCTTATAACAATATATTTGTAGTTATCTTCAAATGGATCGTAAACTACTTTACCATCTAATTGTTTTATTTGTTTTTTATTCATGTTAGGATCTCTAACATCAAACGTTAAAACACCACCGTATCTTTGTCCACCTACTGCGTTTCTTAAATCATCAGTCATAGTTGTTGAGAACTTAGCAGCTCTTTCGGCTACCTGTGGTGGCAGATCATCTTCTACGTATTGTTCTAACATTACATTGTATAATGCATTATTATCACCTGTTCTCATTGCTGCTATGTCTAACTGTGTTTGTCTATTTAATTCATTTTCAGAGCTTCTAAAATCTTGATCTGCTTTTCTTTCACTCATTATAAAATCTCTTTCAGCTTTTGATTTTGCTCTTGCTAAGTTAGATGCTTGAAAATCTCTGAATGGTCCTCTTGCAGATAATGCTGCTGTTTGAAATATGTTTCCTGCTGGGGGTCTTGATAATAAATCTAAACCAAAACCAGTTAAGAAACCAGAAGGTGTTCCAGGAGCAAAGTTACCCATAACATATGGATTAGATCCCTGGTTATATTGTTTTCTTGGTTGATCTAGTCCTGATGTAATACCAGTCCCTGCTGATCCACCTATTCTAAACATTGGTCTTTTTAAAGTTCTATTCATTAGTTTATTCCTTGGAATGGTGTATTAAATTTACCTGTTAATCCACCATAGATACCAGCTAGTGTTGTACCAACACCTAATGCAGTTTGTAATGGTGTAGGGTTAGGTATGTTTGTTGTTGATGTACCTGTGCCTCTCATTCCACCCATGATACCAGTTGTGATATCAGCGAATCTGTTTAATTCTTCTTGTGGTGCAAAGGCAGCTTGTCTTGTAGCTTCTCTTGTTGCATCAAGTCTAGCTTGTTCTTGCGCCTGGTTCAGTGCGCCCAACGAACCTAAACGTGAAATATCTGTGCCTTGTAATTGTTGTAAACCTTGTCCTAATTGTGCTTGTTGACCTGCTAATCCAGATTGGAAAGCACCTAAACCTTGTGTTGCTTGTGCTAAACCAAATCTATTTGCAATGTCTTGTTGTCTAGCTTGTTGTGCTTGACCAAAACCTTGTTGCAAGAGACCGGCTTGTAATAACGCTCGTTCTCTCGCAGCCCCTGTGCCAAACTCTGCGAGTTGCACTCCCGCTCGACCACTGCCAAGCGCACCCAAAGCTGTTTGTTGATCTCTAATCTGTTGTTCTTGTATTTGTTTGTTACGATCAAATTCTGCAAGTGATGCATCGATCACTTGTTGTTGATACGGGGACATAAATTGTTGAACGTCTTGTTGAAAAGATTGTGCACCTGTTCCAATTCCACTTAATTGTCCAAGAGCCGCGGCTCCTAAACCTTGAGCTGCTCCTGTTTGTGCTTGTGCTGTTTGTAAAAATGGTTCAAATGATCCTAATCCTGCTACCGCTCTTCTTTGAGCTTCTTGTTGCAATACATCTTGACCTGCAACTTGTGGTGCTATACCTGCTAAATTTTGTTGTCTTACTTCAAATGCTCTTGCAGCATCTTGTCTTGCTTTGAAACCTTCAGCTGTCTCACCTGCTGCTTGTGTTAAACCACCAGGACCTGTTGTTACAACAGGAACGTTTTGTAATCCTAAAGCTTGTTCTGATAATTTTTTACCTATATCTTCTACAAATGGTGCGGGTCGATTTATTACGGTTTCTGTTGCCATTATATGACTTCTCCTAGTCTTTGTGATGTTTGAAACATTTCTCTTGCGCCTTCTAAGCCTTGCGATTCTTCTGATACTTCACCTCCGGCTTCGAGGTTTTTCATCATGTTATACATGACTTCTGCGCCTTTGTCTATATCTCCCTCACCAGCATTTCTTACAGCATCAGCTGTAAATACAAATTCATTTTTAGATAGTCTAGCTGGTACATCGTCAGCTTTTTCCATTCTACCCATTTCTACAAAACCACCTGTCTCTCTATAGTCTTTTTCTTTGCCATCCATATCTATCAATGGCATAGTTTTCTTAGCTACAGGTTCTGCATCTCCACCTTCTTGATACCCTATTCTGCCGCCATCGGCTGCTTTTACGCCTCCATAGAAATCAAATTCAGATCCTGCTATTCTTTTATTTAAAGGTGCATTAGGATCTAATGTATTTTGTGCATAATAGTCATTAATATTAAATCCGTCATCTTCTTTTTTTGTCGTAAGGCCTGATAACAAAGATGCTCCTAATATACCTGTTAAAGCTTTTCCTGTAGTGCCCATACTAAATGCTTTTTCTGCTAATCCTGGCATTCTAGCAATGTTTAAAATATTAGGTAAAATATTACCAAAACCAAAACCACTACCAGCTGAACTACCATATTTTGCAAAAGGTATAAATCTTCCAGATACACCTGGAATTATGCCTCCACCTAAAAGATATCCTCCTCCGGCTATTAACGCAGCTTTACCTATTGGTGACTTTGCAATTTTCTTAACAGCTCTAGTTGCTTTCTTTAATCCTTTTGCTATACCACCTAGTAAAAATGCTTCTCTGTCTAAATCTTCTACGTTCATTATGCCACCATTCATTGCACCTATTCTTCCACCATCAGCTGCAAACTGTCCTGTTGGTTCAGTAATTGTACCTTTTAAAACACCTTCAATTTCTTCATCAGTTATTGTTGGATTTAAAAAGTCACCTTCTATATCTCTGATAGTGCTTACGTCTTGATCTGGAGAATATTTTTGTTTTCCATAAGGATTTGTACCTAATAAACGATTAATATCACTTGCAGATACATCTGCTAACATCATATCATCATCCTCTGTGTCTAACATTGCTTGATTATCTAAAAATTTTTTCTTACTTAGATCAAACAAAAGTTGTTTACCTAAAGCTGGAAAATTACCTGTTGCTAAATTTTTTAAAAAATTAAATTCAGAACCTGTTCTGTATAGTTTTTCTAGGTTAGATGGTTTTTGTTTTTTAGCTTTGTTTATAACTTTTCTTTGATTTACAGTTTGTTCAAATGTTGATCTATCATCTGGTCTATCTCCAGGACCACCTGCTTTTCCACCTTTTCCATCTCCTTTACCTTGATATCCACCTTTTCCAGGACCAACATTACCTTTTGAATCTGCAACTTGACCCATGTCAGAACCACCCCCAAAACCTATTCGTCCACCGTTTGCTGCGAACTCAGTATCATCTTCTTCTTCAAATTCAGTCCCTAAAAATCTTGTTCCTGCAATTCTTGGTGTTAGTAAAGATAATGGATTTATGTATCCTTCTATTTTTTCTACTGGTTCTTCAATTGGTTTTGATATAAAAGGTATCGGATCTGGTCCGTCATTGTCACGCATAATTTTATTACCATACGCATCTGTTTCACCTGATAATCTACCTTTTAAATAATCTTGAAAAAAATCTTCTTGTTGCTTTTCTGTCAGTTCAGAAAAATCTTTTTGACTTATTCCAGAATATAATGGATTTTTAGATTGTAAAACATTTTCAAGAAAAAAATCTCTTGTATTTAAAGGGCCAAATTTAGAAGCAAACGTTGCAACAGGTGAAAATTTAGATATAAATTTTTGAAATTTTCTTTGTTTAGAATCTAATCTTTTAAATTTTTTTAATCTATCTTGTATTTTATCTCGTTGTTCTTTTCGTAATTTTTCCCTTTCTGCTCTGTTATCAACAGTAACGGGTACTATTTCTCCACCTATATATTCTACAGGAGGTCCTCCATCTTCTTTAGGTGTTGGAGTAGCACCTATACTTTGCATTCTTTCACCAATAGCTCCTTCATCTCTAGCTGCTCTCGTATCTCCAGCTTTAGTCCCCAGATCTTTACCACCACCTTGAAATCCGGTACGTCCACCTTGTGCTAATAATTGTTTTGCGATTTGAGTTCTAGTTATGGCCATTTGTCTATCTTATTTTGTTTCTCCAAATAAATCAAGACTCGGCATTATTACCCTAACATCTTTTCTTATGTCAGATTCTTCAATTCCTTTGGATTTCCAATCAGAATCATCTTTGTATACCTCGCCTGTTTTTATATTTGTTATTGTTGTTATAACCTCTTTTGGTTCTATTACTGGGATGTCTTTCATTATGTTGTTATCTCCTTCTTAATGTTTAGATAGCTAACTGCTACATCAAATGAATCTGTGTTACTTGATAGTACAGTTAAAGTATTACCACCCTCAACTACTAAAGGTTGAGTAAGTAATTCTGTTGTTACATTAGCAGTCAATGCTGCTGACTTTATAGTTGTTATACTATTGTTTGTAACTGTCACTGTTGGTGTGCCAGCTGAGGTTACTAATATAGATTTAATTACATATGTCTCACTTACCAAAGGATTGCCTGTTCCAAAAGGGTTTATAGCGCTCCCTGATGTACTATTGTCTGTTCCTACAAATTTATATTGATTAGCCATTAATTAATAAAAAAGTTAAATGCTTCAATTTCATCTTTCAATTCTTCTTGAAACGTTGAGTTTAATTTTTCTACAATCGCATCAAGATCTCTTACTTGAGCTTCTGCAGTTTGTATATCATATTCGTTTGATGGTCTAGTTATTACCTGTACAATTTTTGCCATTATCTACGTCCATCTGGTTGTATATCTAGTCTAAAAGTTCCTAGTTTCCAACTTTGACTAGATGTCGTGTTTGCTATTTTTAATGCGATTGCTCTTGCCCTTGCCCGTGTATCCACTTTTTTAGTAGATGATGACACTGTAAATGGTCCAAGTGAAGAACTTGCTTGTGAGTCATTTGGATAATCTCTTAATAAAAACGTAACTTGTGTGTTACCTGTTTGAGATATAAAGTCAGGTATAAATCTTCTAATCTTCATTATAAATTCGCCATCTCCTCTGAACGTTGCAACACCTGTTGACTGTCCTGTACCTTGTGCTCTTGCTTGTGTGATGTCAAAATCTCCTGATTCAATACTTGCAACAATAGCTGTAGTTGCACCACCTTGAACTTGATCAGTTCCTGTTTCGTGTTCATAGTATATTGTTCTACCTTCTGTGTTGCCCACAACATCAAAAGATGAATCATTACCTGCAGTGTATTCTAATGCGTGTGGGCTACCAAATACTGCAGAATCTTCCCACATAGTTCTAGCTAATGATCCAACAGTCCATACCGGTCTTTGTGGTGATGAATCAAAATAATTATATGTAACTTGTCTGTTAACAACAGATGATCCAGTTGTAGGATAAAACCATATTACTTCACCAAACAAATTATTTAATCCTGCTGATACCATTTGATTACCAGATTCTAAATTTATATTATCATAAACAAAGTCTTCTACTAAACAAGCTAGTGATTCTAGTTTACCAGCATATCTAAAGAAACCATTCTCTGACATCCAGTATGCAGCACCGTCAACTTCTACGCATGCATTCTGTCCAACAAGCCCACAGTTAGTACCAACTTGTGCGAAAGCAAACGTAAATGGTTGACCAACAAAACGTTGTGTGAATAATGCTGTATCAGTCCAAACATAGATTGCATCTCTACCTCTGATTGCTCCTCTGATCTGTGATCCGTCGGCCAGTCTCTGTGTGCCGGCAGTATTAGTTGCTGTAGGAACATATGTATTTATATCTTCTTGATCCGAGAATCTTACAAACATATCATCTTGTGTAGATGTATCTCCAATAGTTGTCTCTGTTCCAAAAAATACTAAGTGTCTGTCGGGTGTAGATACTAACATGTGTCTTGATGCTGTTGGTGCACCAGATATAATGCTAGCCCTAATGTTTTCTGCATTTGATGCAGCAGAGTTCCATTCGAAAACAGCACTATCATGAATTAAACAAATAGCTTTATCACCAAAATTATCAAGTGACCACATACCAGGTTCTAATACCAAATCACCTGATGCTGCTTCACCCCATGCTACAAAATTTGTTGTGCTTGTAACCGTATCTCCAGCACCATGAGATGAAGGTGATGTGCCTCTAACATCTCTAATTACACCTGTTAGTTCATTAGATGCACTTATACCTGTGTAGGATATCTCTTCTGTTCCTATCTTTATAAAGTTTGTACCTGAATCTGGAAACTGTGATACGTCTGCTAATATGATACCAGTTGTCGTTGAAGAGTTTATTGCACCAGATAAAGTTGTTGTAGGTTCTCCTGCAACCTCACCACCCCATGATCCAAGAGACCAACCAAAACCTTTTGCTTGTACTGCTGGTCCTACAGGATAATAGTGTTGTACTCTAATGCCACCTGATGTTGTTGCACCAGAGCCTGACTCATTTGATGGCATTGTAATTGTAATAGTTGTGCTTGATGGCACAGTTGTAACCATAAATTTTTTATCATCAAAATCGGTAGATGAATAATTAGAATTAGTTATTGCACTAAAATTATCTAATAAAACTATATCTTGTTCACTTATATTATGCGGAGAACTAAATGTTATTGTAACAGTTGGTGATCCATTAGTTGTACTAAATGCATTAGAAAGAGTGTTTGTAGATTTAATAGGATGTATGTCATAAAATACACCACCTGAATATGCATATAAAATTCTGTTTGTACCAATGATTGCGTATTTTCTAGCTTTACTATTTACAAAATGATGAAGACCACGACCTGCACCTGTAAGAGCATCATCTCCTAATTGTTTCCAGCCACCTATCTTTTCAGGTGTACCATATCTAAAACGAACATTATCACAATCTATCCATTGACCTTCTGCCCCTGTAGGTGTGATTTGTTTGTTAATACCTGGCTGAAAACCTATCTTTTGTAGCATAATAAATCCATTTATAGCAAATTTATTACTTATTTAACAGAATAAAAGCACGGGGGTGTGGTGTGGTGGTGCCCCCGTACCAGTCTTTTTTATAGACTATTTTTTAGAATTAGTCAACTTAGATCCTTTAAACCAAGCTGGTAAGCCTATTAAAGGTCTTTTATCTAATGCGTTTTCTTTGGCAGCTTTTGAATTAGCTCTGTTATAATGTAAAAATACTTGACCACAATCTTTACCTTTAAATTCATCTCGCCAATGTTCTAAATCACAACCAGAATAAATTAACATGTCTCCTGGTTTAAGATCTACTTTAATACCTGCTTGACCTTTTTTACCTGTTGGATCAAGATAGATAGGCCATTGGTCACCACCTAAATTTAATGTAGTAGATATCTCACAAGAATATCTATCTTTGTGTCTAGCTAGAACATCTCCGTTTTTATATATTCTTGCGTAAGAATATGTTTCTGATAATTTTAATCCTGTATGTTTTTCCATAACAGGTTTTACTTCTTGCAACAATGTTTCCATTGCAAGATCACCATAATGTGAATATGTATTTGGAACTTGTTGATCATTCCATACACCCCAATACTCTGTAAACGGTGACACATATCTTGAATCAAATAATACTCTTGCAACATTTCTTTTGTTTTGAAAGTATTTGTACACAAAGTCTGCTAACTCTTTTGAAATAGCTCCTTTTAAAACACTATATTTATTTTTTTTAAACGACATTTAACACTCCTTTTGGTATAGCCTGACAATTCCAATGTATAAATCTAAATGGTTCATAACCCATATCAACAATATATTGATGAGGTAAATATGATGGAAAAAATATCATTCTACCTGGTTTTACTTTATAATTAATCTGTGAAGATGCATAAGATATTTTTGTTTTATCTTTTTCTGGTAAAAGATTCATAATATTACCTGGTCTTGGATCTTCAAATAACGGCATAGATGTTGCATCAGAAGCTTTTAAAAAATAAAAACCAGATATATGTCCATTCCAATGTGTATGTAAAGTGTGGTGTCCACCACCTTTTTTAGAAAATTCTTGCACCCACATTTCTGTAGTAAATACTTGATAGTTTGTTAAATCAAAACCCATCTCACCTAATAAATTATGTGAAGTTGCACCTACATAATTTTGTAATTCTTTAAAATTAAGATCACCTATTAATGTTGTTGAATGAAACACATGACCCATATCACCTTTGTTACCAAACTTTTTATTACGGTTATCAATAGTTGGTTTTAATCTTTTCTTTGAATCTTCAATATATGAATCTGATGCTTTGTTTAATTTATCAACAAAACTAGGTTCATCAGCCCACCATATTGGTGATGAAAAATATTGTTCTAATTGTAATTGTTTCGGAAAAGACAATGTCTTTTGTTTTTTAATTTTTTTCTTTTTCATATTTCTCCTTTATTTAAATGGTCTTCCTAAATTCCAGATTACCAAACTGTTACGTTCTCCACTTTTAACTGGACACACTCTATGCCACACAAATGAAGGAAATACAACTAAAGATCCTTTTGGTAATATTTCTTTACATTTTTTTATATTAGGTTTTTTATCAGGATCTAAATCTCTAAAATCAAATTCCAACTCACCACCTTTATAATTTTTAGGATCAGATAAACTTACAGTAACAGATAATTTTCTAATCTTACCATGTGTTGGATCACCTTGTTGTCTTGCATATGGTTCTTTCCAACCATCACAATGCCAATCATAGTATTGACCTTTTTTGTATTTTGTAAATTGACAAGACTCAGAAAAATCCCATTCAAAATTCCAACCTGCATTTGCATTTGCTTGATGCACATAAGGCTGTATTTCTTTATAAATCCATCTATCATTCATCCAAACAATATTAGAATCTCTTTTTGTTTTTAAATCTTTTATTTCTTTTTTATTTAATTTTCTGTCACCATAACCACCAGTAACTGCCATTTGATCTTGAAGTTGTTGACCATATTTTACAATGTCATCACATATACGAGAAGGTATAGCTGATTGAAAATACCAATAATAGTTTGTAAGGTTCATATATCTTTATGAACTTAATATAACATTTATTATGAAACTGTCAATGTTCCAGAAGCTGTGAATGTTGCTATCTTGTCTCCACCAGGGTGAGTTGATGTTGAACCTGAACATCCTGGTGAAATTGAAAATGAAACTACACTTGGTGCTCTTACAACTACAATACCTGGTCCACCTGCTCCTGAATTTCCTTCTGCAGAACAATAAGGCATACCTGGTCCACAAGCTGCACCACCTCCACCACCACCTGTGTTGTTTGTACCATTTACAGCAGCTGTAGCACCGCCAAAGAAAGCTCCACCAGCACCTCCACCACCAGCTCCACCTGTGCCTCGAACCACAGGATTACCATGTCCAGAATATCCACCACCTCCACCACCAGCATATGTAACATCACTTCCCGTAATTGTATTTGGTGCCCCAGCTCCTCCAGGACCTGCTGTTGATCCGGTAACATTTGTACCATTAGCAGTAGCTCCACCACCTCCACCTGAAATATTATAACCAGGTCCAGGTTGAACAGCACCACATCCACCTGGATTTCCTTGAGGAGGATCTGTTGGAGGACTATTTCCTAATCCTTTAACATTACCTGGACTATTACCACCAGAAGCACCACCACCTGAACCTCCAGCTATTCTTGCATTAGGAGATGCTAAACCAGAATCTTCAGAGTTACCACCACCTCCACCTGCTGCTGTTATTGTTGAAAATGTTGAAGCAGTTCCTGATAAACCAACTCTATCAGGAATAGGTTGTGGTCCTGTACGAGCAGCACCTCCACCACCAACAGTAATTGTATAAGGACCTGGTGCTATTTCTATAGCACTGCCTTGTAATGGACTTGGCCCGTAACCAGAAGCTCTATATCCTCCAGCTCCACCTCCACCACCTTGTCTACCACCACCAGATCCGCCACCACCGACTACTAAATAATCTCCTGTTAATATAAATCTTGGCCATGTTCCTTGTTTCTTGGCTTGAAATTGACTTTGCATTGACCACACACCACTTGCTTTATTTATTTCTTTTACGATAACTATTCCTGGACCACCATTACCACCATTGTTATTAGCGACACCAGCACTTCTTCCAGCACCACCACCGCCACCACCAGTATTAGCACATCCTGCTGTTCCATTAGCACCTTTACCACCAGCACCGCCACCACCAGCACCTCCAGATCCTGCACCTTGAGCACTACCAGAAAATGTACCACCTCCTCCACCACCAGCGTATGTTACTGAACTTCCTGTAATTGTATTTGCTGTACCAGCACCACCAGCACCACCTCCTGAGGGAGGTGCTCCAGCAGCACCAACAGCACTAGCTCCACCACCACCGCCTCCATAATAATGAGGATCGTTTGAAGGACCACCAGCTCCTCCATCACTTCCTTGAGGGGGATTTGTAGGGGGAGTATTTCCAGAACCAGCTGCACCAGCGCATCCAGGTCCGCCAGAAACACCACCTCCTCCTGATCCTCCTGGTTTTCCAGCTTTTTCACCAGCGGGTTCAGGAGTATCGGCTCCACCACCTCCTCCGCCACCTTCGGAAGTGTAAGTTGTACATCCAATTACTAATGAAGTATTATCTCCGTCTGTTCCTTGATTAGTTGTGTTTGAAGGTCCAGGTCCACCAGCTCCACCACCTCCAATTGTTACAGCTCCTAAAGCTGATCCACCTGATACAGGTATATTACTAAATTCTCTATATCCACCAGCTCCACCTCCACCACCAGCTCCACCGCTTGTTCCACCACCTCCACCACCTGCAATAATTAATGTATCTACTAATCTTGTTCCTGGTTGTGTTGTGACTGCACTAGGTGAACTTGATGTTTTTGATGTAACTGTATTTTTGCCAAACGAAGAATTATTCGTTTTTCCAATTACTCCACCGTTTGCTGTACCGCCGCCTCTAGGCATTTAGTGTCCTCCTATTCGGACACCCAAGCTGTGCCATTCCAATCGTATTTGGTAGGTGTTTCCGATGTATCGTTTGATTTTACTGCTTCCCAACCTTTAGTGTTGTCAGCTTCATATTTTGTATCGTTCCATGAAATCATGTAAACCCATTCTGGTTCTGCTTGACCATCATCTGTAATTGTTGGATAAGCGATCGGTGATTGCCAATCATCATTATCATCTAGTGACCATGATGCGTGAGGTTGTTGTGATAAAAATTTATCTTTTACAGGATCGTAAATCATTCCAATGCCTGCGTATTGTTTTCTAAAATTGTTATTGTAAGAAGTTTGCTTCCAAATTCCACCTTTAAAAAAATTAATACACCATGTTTCTCCATCAACATGCATGTCTGAAGGAACGCAATCGTTTCCTACAACTACCACTCTTTGTACAACTTGATGTGAATCTGACGTAAATCCTGTTGGATCTGTCATTGCTTTTAATTCTGCAAAATGTGCCATATTATTACTCCTTAAATTTATATTTTATATTTTAATCTTAACTAATTGTCAACGTTCCAGTTGCTGTAAATGTAACCACTGTACAACCACCTGCAGGGGCTGGTAATGTTGATTTAGCTCCTCCTGGTGTTACACTTAATGAAGGTCCTATAGGTCCTGGTGCTCTTAATATAACAATTCCTGATCCACCTGCTCCTGCTAAATGAGGACCTGGAGCTGGACCACCTCCACCACCGCCACCACCAGTATTCGCTGTTCCTGCATCTGCTGGTGCACATGTTACACCTGGGCCACCTTGTACACTTCCTTTACCACCACCTCCTGGTCCTGCTGGACCTGGACCTGCAGTAGTAGGACCATTTTGTGCGGCTCCACCACCTCCACCACCACGTGTTACTGGAGAACCTGTAATTGAACTAGCTAAACCATTTCCTCCACCACCTGCTGGATCATTATTACCACTACCACCTGCTACGGCTGCTGCGCCTGCACCACCACCGCCACCACCTTTACCGTTTAAACCTGGGTTACCATTATTATTTGCTCCGTTATGTCCTTGAACTGGTGCACCTGGTGAACTTAATGCTGGTGTATTTCCAGAACCTCCAGCACCACCTGGGTTACCACCTCCACCTCCACCACCTGAACCACCAGATGGAGCAGTACCTGAGTTTAAATAACCACCTCCAGCACCACCAGTAGAGTGAATATATGAAACAATAGAATCATTTCCAGCAACACCTACACCATTACTAGAACCAGTAGTAGCACCACCAGCACCAACTGTAATTGCATTTGGTCCTGGCATTAAAAATAATTTTGTTCCACCTGGGAATGAAGTTCTGTAACCACCAGCTCCACCTCCACCACCACCGTTTCCTCCAGTACCACCGCCACCACCACCTGCGATTACTAGATAATCAAACGCTACTGCTGATCCTGTGTCATTAATATTTAAATTACTTGATGCTTTAAACTCTGCTATGGTATTTTGTCCATCAGTTGATATAACTGGTGCACATGCACTACATGTTGTAAAGAAAACTCCTGCTGGTATTCCTGCTGATCTTGCGATCACGATACCTTTACCACCTGCTCCACCAAGACCTGGAGTACCTGGTGATCCACTAATTTTACCACCACCTCCACCGC